CATATTTAAATCATGTGTTTTATAAAGACAATGATGGCTTTCAATTATTATATAATTTTTTCAAAGACGCACTGATTGAAAAAAATGGTTTTCTAAAAATTTATTGGGATGAGTCTGAAAGTGTAGAATTTGAAACTTATGAAAATTTATCTAAAGCAGATAAAGATGCACTTAATGACACTAAAGATGAAATAGAAATAATTGAAGAAGAAGAATTTATAGATGAAAAAGCAAAGGAAGAATTTAATAATTTATTAGAACAATACAGAGAACAGGGTGTAGAAATACCTGATGCCAAAGAACCAGATTTTACTTTGTATAATTGTAAAATTAAAAGAACTAAAAAACATGGTAAAATAAAAATTGAATCTGTACCCCCTGAAGAATTTTTAATTGATCGTAATGCTAAAACAATTGATGATGCAGATTTTGTTTCGCATAAAGTTTTAATGTCAAGATCAGACTTAGTGGCTATGGGTTATCCAGAAGATGAAGTAAAAAATCTTCCAGCATCAAGTGATGATATTTATAATACTGAAGATATGGTCAGGCAAAGAAATGTAGATGAATATCCTGTAGATAATTATACACAAGGACAAAACACAAAAGTTTTAATTTATGAATCGTATGTCAAATATGATTATGATGAAGATGGTATTGCAGAACTTCGTAAAATAGTTTCAGCAGGAGATGATGGTTCTATGGTTTTAGAAAATATGCCATGTGATAATATTCCTTTTGTAACTGTAACACCAATTCCAATGCCACACAGATTTTATGGTAGATCAGTTTCTGAGTTAGTTGAAGATATTCAATTAATGAAGTCAACTGTAATGCGTCAGTTGTTAGACAATATGTATTTAACTAACAACAATAGAGTTGCAGTAATGGATGGTATGGTGAACATGGATGACCTACTAACAACTAGACCTGGTGGTGTGGTTAGAACTAAACAACCACCTAATCAAGTGATGCAACCTTTGACTGCACAACCAATTTCACAACAAGCATTTCCATTATTATCTTACTTAGATACAGTTAGAGAAGCTAGAACTGGTATTACAAAGTCTGCACAAGGATTAGATGCTGATACTTTAAACTCTAAAACTGCAACTGGTGTAAATACTTTGATGACGCAAACACAAATGCGTTCAGAATTGATTGCAAGAATCTTTGCTGAAACAGGAGTTAAAGATTTATTTAGAAAAATATTTGAATTGATGGTTAAATATCAAGACAGAGAAAGAATTGTAATGATGAACAATCAATATGTTCCTGTAAAACCTACAGAATGGAAAGATAAATTTAATATTTCAATTGTTGTTGGTCTTGGAACTGGTTCTAAAGAACAACAAACTGTTATGTTAAACAGTATTTTAGAAAGACAAATACAGGCATTTCAATTACAGGGTGGAAAAGAGATGCCAATGGTAACTTTAAAAAATATTTACAATACTTTATCTAAAGTTATTGAAAACGCAGGTCTAAAAAATGTAGAAAGTTACTTTGTTGATCCTGATATTGGGAAAACAATGATGCCTCCACCTCAACCACCACCATTAACACCAATTGAAAAAATAGAATTTACAAGAATTGATGCAGAGAACAAAAGAAAAATTGCTGATCTGGAGTTACAAGCTCAAGAGTTACAACAAAAAACTCAACAAATGGCTTTAGACTTTGAAGCGAAAATAAAAGAGATGGCATTAAAATATAATACACAATTAGATACTGCAAAAATTAAAGCTGATGCAGATTTAGATAAGATGATGATGGCAAGTGATACCAAGATTCTTGAACAAGCACAAAAATCTGCTAATATGTTCAGCAAACAAGTACAAGGACTAGATGAAAATCAGAGACCAGGCGAACAGGTCGGTGGAGATCAGCCGATCCAACCAAGCCAAACAGATACTAGAGAATAAAATTTTTATAGAGGCAATAGAATCTCTAAAAAAACTTTATTCTGAAGCACTGTTAGAAAAAACAGGTGCTAAAGAAAGTGATACCAGAGAAAAACTTTGGATTGCTTATAATGTTGTTGGTAAAGTAGAGCAACATCTTCAGACTGTAATTGAAACAGGGAAACTTGCTACCAAACAGTTAGAAGATTTTAGGAAACAACAACAAAATACAAAATTTTAACTATATAGTTAAAATAAGCCAAGTCATAAAGACAGCTTAACAATAGGAGGACTTTAATGTCTGATACAAACCCATTACTGAATAACCAATCAGTACAAGGTGCTGCAAAATCTATTGAAGGTTTAATGGACACAAAAGGTGTTATCAATAAAACTACAAAAGAAGCTGCACCAGTTGAACCAAAAGAAGAAGTAGAAGCGAAAGCCGAAATAGAAACTGAGGTTGAACAACCAACTGAAACTCAACCAGAGGAAACAAAGGAAGTTGCAGAAGAAGAAGCATCCGAAGATGAGAATGCTATTGAAGAACAAGAAACCGATCTACACCAGGTAACTGTAAATGGTGAAAAGATTGATGTTGACCTTGAAGAATTAAAAGCAGGTTATCAAAAAGATGCCGACTATAGACGAAAAACTGAGGAACTAGCGATTGAGAAAAGAGAGCTAAGAGCCGAAGAAGATCGTCTGAAAAACCAGTATTCAACAAAGATGGATGATTTAAATTCTTTGGTAGTTACTTTGAATGCTGAAATTAACAATGATATGAATTCCAAAGAGTTAGATAAACTTTGGGATGAAGATCCAACTGAAGCTGCTAAGATTGATCGTAGAATTCAGAAAAGAAAAAATACGATACAACAAGCACAACAAAAACTGAGAGATCATCAACAATCTCAGTTTCAGGAATTGTTAAGAGAAGAACAAAAAAAACTTCACTTAAAACATCCTGAGATTGCTGACCCTATTAAGGGTGCTACAGTAAAATCTAATATCATGGGTTATCTAAGTTCTAAGGGATTTTCAAATGAAGATGTCGCTAGAATTTATGACTCAAGATATTTTGATGTGATTATGGATGGAATGAACTTTCAAAAAACTAAATCAGTTAAACCTAATTTAGTTTCTAAAAAAGTAAAACCAACCAAGTTTGTTAAGTCAGGCACTAAAAGTACAAAAGAAGAATTAAACTCTAAGTCTAGGTTGAATCAATTTAAGACGTTGAAGAAGTCAGGAAGTCCAAAAGACGCAACTGATCTTTTGATGCGTTATTTATAAACAATAACCTACTAAGGAGATAAACAATGGCTGTATATCAAACATATCAAACAGTCGGCATAAGAGAAGATTTGGCAGATATTATTTATTCAATAGCTCCAACAGAAACTCCTTTTATGTCTGGTGTTGCTAAGACAAAAGCAACAAACACATCACACCAATGGCAAACAGATTCATTAGCTGACGTTGCTGCTAATGCTGCTGTTGAGGGTGCAAGTATTTCGTACCCAACATTGAGTGCAACAACTAAACTAACAAACCATACTCAAATTTCTACAAAAGCTGTTCAAGTATCAGGAACTAATGATGCTGTAACTTCTGCTGGAAGAAACAATGAGTTAGCTTACCAAGTAGCAAAATCTGCGAAAGAATTAAAAAGAGATATGGAAACTGCTCTTTTATCAAACGTAGCTGCTAATGCTGGTAATGCTACAACTGCAAGAAAATTAGGTGGAGTTCAAACTTGGATTTCTTCTAACGTAAGTGCAGGTTCAGGTGGATCAGGTTCTGGTGGAGGTGCTGCTAGAACTGATGGTACTCAAAGAGCTTTTACTGAAGATCAGTTAAAATCTGTTTTGAGATCATGCTTTGATGCTGGTGGAAACCCTAACATGATTATGGTGGGTGCTTTCAATAAGCAGAAGCTATCTGGCTTTACTGGTGGTTCAACTAGATTTGACCAAGCAGAAGACAGAAGATTAGTTACTTCAATTGACGTATATGAGTCAGACTTTGGAACATTACAAGTTGCTCCAAACAGATTCATTAGAGGTGCTAACTCTACTGCTGCTAAAAAAGGTCAAGATGCGTTAGTATTAGAAATGGACTACTTCGCTGTTTCTTTCTTAAGAGA